TAAAACATACGTCAAAGACAATCCAAGATACAAGTACACGCTAAACCAAAGAAGCGGAGAGATGGTAGCAGAGCCTCTTGAAGTTCCTTTATCACTCGAAGGCTTTGAGGTCTACATCTATCAAAAGAAAGGCTTTTTTATTGAGCAGTATTTTAAGAATCAAGGAGAGATTTACAATGAGTTTGTTCCTATCTGCTCATATATAAAGCGAGAAATACGCACCGACCAAATCAACGGAGGTATGGTAGGTCAGTACAACGCATCAATCACACAACGTTTAAACGGACTAACTGAGAAGACTGAAACGACTGTCACAATGGAGATGCCTTTATTCCCTGACGAACCAAAAGCAATAGACGCAGATGTTCAAACGAACTACCTCGATTAACAAAATACTGTCGTTAAAAAGACGGATAAAAATCATTCAAGGCGGAACTTCCGCAGGGAAGACGTTTGGCATCCTTCCGATACTGATAGACAAGTGTGCTAAAGAAAAGGGCTTAGAAGTCTCCGTAGTAGCTGAGACGATACCTCACTTGAGAAGGGGTGCGTTAAAAGACTTCCTAAAGATAATGCGTTGGACTAATCGCTACTTTGACGATAGGTTCAATAAGACCTTACTTAGATACGATTTTGCTAACGGCTCATCAATAGAGTTCTTCTCAGCAGACGATGCGTCTAAACTTCGTGGTGCGAGACGTGACATCTTGTACATTAACGAGTGTAACAATGTGACGTTTGAGGCTTACAATGAGCTGGCAATCCGTACCAAGCGAGAGGTGTATTTGGACTTTAACCCTGCCAATGAGTTTTGGGTACACAAGGAACTCAAAGACGAACCGGACACGGACTTTATAATCTTAACCTATAAAGACAACGAAGCATTAGACGAATCAATCGTAAGTCAGATAGAGAAGAACCGAGAGAAAGCAGAGACGAGTTCGTATTGGGCAAATTGGTGGAGAGTTTACGGACTTGGAGAGGTAGGTAGTCTTGAAGGAGTAGTCTTTAACAATTGGAAAGAGATTGACACAATACCAAGCGATGCTAAGTTAGTAGGCATAGGATTGGACTTCGGATACACGAATGACCCAACGGCAGCGATAGAGGTTTACAATTGGAACGGAAAACGAATAGTAAACGAACTTGTTTACCGCACAGGAATGGTCAACTCTGACATTGCTAAAATCCTTCCGAGCAATGTAGTGATTTACGCTGATAGTTCCGAACCTAAGTCAATCGAAGAAATCAAACGTCAAGGAAAGACGATTAAAGGAGTGACGAAGGGTACTGACTCAATCAACTACGGTATTGACGTAATGCAAAGACAGGAGTATTTAGTGACCAAGCAAAGCACGAACCTAATCAAAGAGCTAAGGTCTTATTGTTGGGATACTGACAAGCAAGGTCAACGTATGAGAAAGCCGATAGACCATTACAATCACGCTATTGACGCGCTAAGATACCACGAGATGGAAGCACTCGGACTAAAATCAAACTATGGACAATACAACATCCGATGAACTGCCTAAAATGATTAGGGTGGTTGAACAGTACATCAAGGATAAGACCGGCAGAAAGGTGCATATTGTGTTCAACGATGTGTTCAACGTTAGAAGACACTCTCAGATGTTAGCTCAGGCTTATGCGTGTGTGTTACAAAAAGACGAATCACAAGTTAAATAGATATGGAAGTACAAATAAACGTACCGTCAAATCTAAACGAGATACCACTAAAGCACTATCAGGACTTCTTGAAGGTGCAGCAGAACTCTACTGATGAAGAATTTGTAGCTCAAAAGATGGTTGAAATCTTCTGCGGAATACGATTGACTGAGGTAGCTAAGATTAAACTGACTTCCTTAAATGAGTTGATAGTGCATTTCACTACACTTTTTAGTTCCGTTCCTAAATTCCAACCTACTTTTAAGATTAAAGATATGGAGTTCGGCTTCATTCCTGAGCTTGAAGAAATCAGCTTTGGTGAGTATGTAGATTTGGACTCTCATTTGCAAAGTTGGGATAACTTCCACAAGGCAATGGCGGTGCTTTACCGACCTATAAAAACACGAAAAGGAGACAAATACGACATCAAGGACTACGAGCCTAACGCAGATATGCAAGAGCTGATGCGATTCGCTCCGTTAGACGTTTGCATTGCAGCATCGCTTTTTTTTTGGACTTTAGAAAGCGACTTACTTCAAGCTACCCTGAACTATTTGGAGAAGGAGATAGCGAAGCAGAAGAACCTATCGCAGACTTTAGCGAAACAACTCAATTTAGCCAAAGATGGGGATGGTATCAGTCGCTTTATGCAATCGCTAAAGGAGACATCACAAAGTTTGACGAGATTACCAAATCAAGACTTACTCGGTGTCTTACCTATCTCACGTTCGAGAAGCAAAAAAACGAAATTGAACAAAGACAACTCCAAAGACAACTAAGACGATGACAGGATTCTATAGAGTATTAGAGTTAATTAAATGGCATTTTGACAATGACCCGTTAGTTAACACTACAACGGAAGGGGATATATTTGAAGTAGACCTCAACAAGCAGACAATCTTTCCGCTTGTTCACTTAATGACCAACAACGTATCTTTCGAGACTAACGTAGTTCGTTACAACCTATCGTTGATTGCTATGGACATCGTTGACATCAGCAAGAAAGCTACAACTGACGTGTATGTCGGCAACTCAAATGAGCAAGACGTTCTCAACACTCAATTGGCTATCTTAAATCGTTGTTACGACCAAATGTTACACGGTAATTTATGGGACTTAGAGTTTGTAGTAGACGGCAATCCAACGTGTGAGCCTTTTACTGAAAGATTCGAAAACTACCTTGCAGGGTGGACAATGACATTTGATGTGTTGATTCCTAACGAAATGACTATCTGCGAAACTGACGGGTACTCTCCGTTTTGCCCAAGTGCAGAGGTCAGAAACACGGACTCAAGTTACACGGCATCAGTTGTAAGCGGTGGCACTTTGGTTTTACCCGACACAACCTTTAACGTACAAATAGACGGAACACAAGTAGCGACATCTACTTACCCAACATTAAGCACACAAACTATTAATTTGATATGGCAGTAAATATAAACGTACCATCACAGGTCAAGACCTACGCTAATTTAGCCGCATTCCCTGCTTCAGGAGCTTTAAAAACAATCTACATAGCTGAGGACACAAATAAAACTTATCGTTGGACAGGCAGCGTTTATGTCGAAGTTTCTGCAAGTGCATCAGGCATAACCATCGGCACAACTGCGATTACTTCGGGTACTGTCGGACGGGTGTTATTTGAAGGCACGGGTAACGTAGTTCAGGAGAGTGCTCAACTTTCGTGGAACAATTCAACGAATGCACTACTTGTAACAACGGGAAAAACATTTAGTGGATATAATTCAGGTGGTAGTGCTTCAGATGCTCTTAAATTAGAATTAACGGGAGGCGGTGCAGTATTAGGTATTCAAAACTCAAACGCTTCAGGATTTAGTGGAGTAGAGTATTTAAGCAATTCAGGTTCACCTCGTGTTTTTACAGGTTTCAATAATTCAAACGGTCAAGAATTTAGGTTCAACAACTTTGCTTCAGGTGGTTACATTGATTTTTTAATAGGTGGCACAAGCGGTTTAAGAATTGCAAATACACGGAATATCCTCATTAACACAACAACCGATGCAGGTTTCCGCTTAGACGTTAACGGAACTTTACGTTCATTAGGATTTACGTTAAGAACTTCAACTGCCGACCACTACGCAACTGCTTTTACAACTACAACTACTGATGGTACTTTTAATTTTAGACGTGGTTCAGATAATGGTTGGGTTCGTTTTACATTAGGAGCAAGTAGTCAATTCTTTATGTCGGGCGATACGGGTTCAGGAGAACTTCGAGTAGGTGCAGCAAACGGCCATTTTTTAACTTTATATAGCGGAGGTTCTGAGCGCATACGCTTATTTAACTCAACAGGCAACGTAGGCATCAACACCACCACAGACGCAGGCTTTAGACTAGACGTGAATGGTACTGCGAGGGTGCAGTCAGGTTTTCAAGCAAATGGAAATGTTATATTTGGTACGTCAAATGGGTTTTATTGGGATAGCGCAAACCAACGTTTAGGAATTGGCACAAATTCGCCTCAAGCATTTTTGCATTTTAATAATGCAACAGGCGAGAAAATACGAATGGAAACTTCAGGCACTCTTTCAAACTTTATTAGTATTTACAATTCAGGTGTATCACTTGGCTACATTGGAAAAGCTAATACAACTAATGATTTGTATTATATGAATAGTAGTGCCGCTAATTTAATTTTAGGTACAAATAATTTAGAGCGTATTCGCATAAAATCAACAGGGGTAATTAACTTATCTTCCGTACCAACCTCAAGTGCAGGACTTTCCTCAGGCGATGTATGGAACGACGCAGGAACATTAAAAATAGTTTAAAAATAAAATATATGACAACAACACCAACAAACGGAGTAGCTATCGAACCGGTAGTATACCCACTTAACGAAGGTACGGCAACACGAATGAGCGTACTCGTATTGAACTTCGAAACAACTGCAACTACTTGCACAACGTACTACGAACTTTTAACCGAAGAAGGTAAGTGCTTAAAGGCGGACAACTACACTTTAACCGAAGAGCAGTTTGCCGCTTGGGGGTTAGATAACAACGTAGTGAATGAGTATGTAGCTGACGCAATTGGGGTTACAATTATTTCGTAACTTAGCAAGAAAAAAGCTATGTTAACACTAACGAAAGAACAGGTCACTCGATTGGAGGCAATCCTCGCAGAACTACCAATGAAGTATGGGGTTCCAATCCTTAACATCCTAAACGAAAACAATGGCGCAGACAACCATAGCGAGTCCGCAGACAAAGACACCAGCATACAACCCGATTAAGTTCATAGTCGACTCGACTAACAATAACCTAAGCGGATTCAAATATATCTTTGATGTCTATGAGGCAGGTACTTCCAACAAGATTGGTGAGTACAAAGTATTGCCTGAATATGGCACAGGCTATGGTGTTGAGGACCTGAGCAAGTTGCTTCAGACAAAAGTGTCTTGGGACCTGGACACAGTTCTCACATCTTCCTATGGCGCACCCAATTCCTACTACAAGTACGATGTCAAGGTTGGTGAGGAGTATGTGGCTGAGTTCGCTTACACATCATCACTGACCAATGCGAGTGGGAATGTTCAAATCAACGTCACCAACACATTCGCATCAGGTGACCAGGTGGTCATCACACAGGATGATGGTGGTGTTGCCAACCCACAACTCGAGGGACTGCACACTGTCATCTCAGCAACCGGTTCAATAGTGGTGGTCAACGTCTCATGGTCCACGATCACTGACGCTACAATCAACGGCTCGGTGAAGTACGCTGACAACCGCAAGGTCATCACTCGAGACATCACTGAGTTCAACGACCGAATGGTGTTCAACGCTGCTTTCAAATGGCTTGATTGGTCGGTGTTTGATAACCTCGATTATAAACTCGATAACCCATCAGCATTGTGGTTGACCAACCAACCAACAACTGACTTCCATTGCACACTTGGTCAGGACTTGTATCTGAATCTGATGAACCCTAAGGGGACTGACCGAGTATTCTTTCAGAACAGCAATGGTGATATATTTTACAAAACAATCTCCTCACTCGATGACATAGTTCAGGTACCTGTTGGTCCGAACAATTATGGCATCTTGGTTGGAACAGGAGACCTCATTGACAACTCGGTCACATATTATGACGTTTGGTTCAACAACACTCTGACTGTCTCAGCACAGGATTCAGTGAAGTACCGCATCACACTTGACCGCAGAGTCCTCATATCAGAGTATCATATCTTGTTCCTTGACCGGATGGGTTCATGGAGTTCATTTGCCTTCCAACTCAAGTCGTATGAGCGAGGTGATGTGACTCGTGAGGTATACAACCAGGATGTCGCTGGATACGTCAACGCATCAGATGAGTGGACATACAATACCGAGGAGTTTGGTTTTAGAATCATCAACACCAATGTCATCAAGTCATTTGATTTGAACACCAACTGGATGACTGAAAACATGGCTCAGTACTTTGAGGAGTTGGTTACATCGCCTCAGACATTCTTAAAGATTGTGACCTATGTTACCACTGAGGATGGCGTTCCACTAATT